AAAAAAAATTTTGAAACGAAAAAACCGCACGCGCGCAAGCTTTTTCCCCTTTTTTTCACCTTATTTGCTGTGCCTGCCATCATCATTGGTGGCGCAACCCTCTATCTCTGGCTATGCTGGTGGCTAATCGGCCTCCTAGTATCCCTGTCTTCCTGAAAGGTCCCTCATGCCAGTCATCGATTATGCTCTATTCCTCACAGGTTTAGCAGCCATTGTTTTCATCTCCTACTCTAAAGCCTCATTTATGGTCAGACTTCTTTCCATATCTCTCATAGTCCTGTTCGTTAACAGGGTTGTGTTCGGCTAACATCTGGCTATGAAACGGAATCAGGGTCGTCCAGTGGTCCACCCAGTAAAAGAGAGTACGACAGTTACTCTTAAAGTCTCTAGAGAGTTTAAAGAGCGCCTTATCAATCAGGCCGAAGCTGTTGACCTAACACTTACCGACTATATAAAGGCTTTGGTTCTTCGGGATGGCTCATAAGCGTAAGCTCGCCAACTTCCCTAATCGTAAGTACGGCTTATCCATATCCGTTACTGGTGCTCAAAAGAATGAGATAGTCCGCTACGCCGAAGAGATAGGCGTCTCCGTCAATCAGCTAATGACCTATGCGACCCTTATGTTTATCCGGAACGAAAAGGGTATTCCAGAGCCTGGTCCTTCCCAGTACTCACGAATCACTGCTGATGATGTCATCCGTTCCTATATCACTGGAGAGAGACTCCTCCAGCCATGCGGTCAGAGGGAATGCGTTCAGGAGATTACTGAAATATCAGGTATGGAGTTCTGTAAGACTTGCAACATTCGTGTTGGTTAAGCGTTAGCGATTAACTAATCTTCGAAGTTGTCTAGTGTCCCCACATCTGGGCGAGCGTTGGTCTTGTAGGTCTTGCACCTCTTCGTCTTTGCTCTGCTGCTAGTTGTCTTGAGGTCAATCCCGCCCATACTCCGTGCATGTCTGCAGGTGGAAACTCTAGTGCATACTCTAGACACTGATTCTTGACTGGACAGCCCTTACAGATAGCCCTAGCCTGGGCAATATAAGTAATATCCTTATGTTCTTTGGGAAACATAAGTGCGGTCTTTTTCTTACATGCAGCTAGTTCAAACCAATCGAATCTTTCGATATACGATAAATTCTCTGGTTGGGTAGTTTTATTTACCTTTTTTTGTTTGGGCATTATAATTTGGAAATCTTCCTTCAGAACCATCTAATGCGTTCTATATAATTACGTCCCCCTATATAAGCACATGTGTTATTCCCCTCTAGGTATAGTGGACTACTTTGCTTTTGCTAACCCCGTGGCAGCAAATTAAGCGGCGTTTGTTTCCCTCCACTATTGCTTCGTTCCTCTCGTTTGTGTAGTCTTTGCATACTCACAAGGAAAGGGATTCCATGTCGAAACAGGGAATTAAAAAAGAAGAGCGGACTCACTGCAGGAGCGGTCATGAGTTGTCCGAAGAAAACGTACAGCTAATGAATAAGGGCGGCGGTCGTATTTACAAGAAGTGTTTAACCTGCAACACCGGGAAAACAAAGCCGGCGGCAACCCCAAGTAAGTCTGTGTACAAAGCACCAACTGGAAGCCAAATAGAATTAGCTTTGAGTAGAGGCGTATTCGGAGAAGCCATGACACGGGCAGACATTATGAGGAGCAGGCGTTAATCAGTGGAAGGTCTGGATAAATCTATCTAGACACTGTTTAAAAAGAGAATAAAAACAACTTACTCTTACTAGTACGTAAGTTAAGGTTTTGGTTTCTTCTCGGAACCTGTAGAGAATGAGTGATACGGCGCGCCCGTGTACGGGTCGTATCTAGCGGCCGTCGATATGGCCTTAATACCTATCCTTTTGGCAAGGGTTATTGTCATCTTTGTCTTTGGCATTAATACATGCAGGGCTCCCAGGGCATATTGCGCGCCAGTACCTATTGCATATACGCCATTCATGTCAGATATCCATGAGTAGTCACCATCGATTATGTATATCGTTCCATTGACTGCCATAAAAATAACGGAACCGTGTTCTGCGACGTGCTCCGAGTTCTCGTTCTGTGGAGAGTTGTAGCCGTGTGTTTCGAAGCATTCCCTTAACGACGGGATAAATTTAACTGTAACGAAGTGGTCAAGCTTCTTTCCCCTTAAAGTCGGTGGACAGACTGGAGGGTTAAAAGCGTGATGCAGGATGTTTATTGCCCTTACATCTCCGGCTGCCCCAAGAAGGTATCTACCGTTGTAGCTAAGTTTTGACGATGACTCGCGGAGAGTTGCTATCTGGGTTGCGTATCCATTGTTGTCAACATCGGAAACCTGGGAATCAACACACGCAAACGCGAATCCATCCCCCTGTATTCCAATGATTGTTGTCATGGCACTTATTCCTCGTCTTCGTTATCTTCTCTCGTTGCAAGAATGGCTTCATATACAGCCTTGTAGCCTTGAGCAGAGTTTAGAACCTTGATGCCCTTTTCCGTTGCACCATACAACCATTCCCCGGCTTCGTTAATCCCGACAACCTCGATTAATCCAAGCTTTATGCACTCGTCAAGGGTTTCTGTGATTACTTTGCGCTCTAAATCCTCTCCATCCATTACGCAACGTATTCCTGACCTCTGAAGATACCTCTGCCTTTAAAAATCCACATTGGCTCGTAGTTGAAGTATTCTCCACCAACTCCCTTTGGCTGGTACTGGACAACCCCAAGACCTTGTTGCCAGTTCTCTGCTCCTTGCAATACAGGAACACCAAACTCGTCAAGTCCTGATTTGACCGAAGGAACTGCGCCATCTATGCGGCACAGACATCCAGGGCTTGCAGCCATGATTGTTCGTGGTCCTTGGTCGGTTTCTCTCGTTTGATAAGCAAGCTCATTTCTATGGATGTGCCCATAAATAACTGAAACGGAGTTTGTATTCAGGTATTTGTTTGTCGTGCTGCCGTTCGAAACAACCTTGTCGCCGTGGACAATGCGTAGATTTGAGTTGATGTAGTAAGCGGCTTCTGGATATCCTGACAAATAGTTGATTTCCAGGTCATCCATCCACAGCAACACAGGGAGTGATAGCACCGGCCAGTTGTCCCTAAGCGAAGTTTGCTTGGTCTTCCCTCTTGTGATTCCGAAGGCTGCCTCGGCGTTGCTTTGTATATACATCGGAAGTCGCTTCTCGTGGTTGCCCTGAATCCAAGTGATTCTGGCATTTGGTGCAGCGATTCTGAGGTCCTCAAGGAACTGAGCAGCCCTATCGATTGCTGGCTGAATCATCTGTTTAAAGGTTGGTGCAGTTAGATATTTGCCAAACTCTGCAAAATCTAGGTTATCCCCAACCATTACTACTTGGTCTGGGTTTACATCCTTCACTACCTGCAATGCAACCGAGATGGCTTCATCGTCATGAATTGCGGCTATTGGAGCGTCGTGAGCGACTCCAGTTTTATAGAAACCGAACTGTATATCAGGTATGATTACAGCAGTCTCCCACCCCTTCATGGACTTCGGTTTTGTATTTGCCTTTTGTTGTTGCTTTGCAGGCCTTGGAGCAGGCGTAATTAAAGGCCATTCCGGACCAGTATCCCACTTCGGAGATAGCTGAATGCTTGTTGTGGTCTTCCCTTGTGGGACGCCATTCTTGTCAGGCCCTATGTTGTGCTTAATTGAAACCTTTTGGATATTGCCGATTTCATCCAGGTCAATATTGTTCTTCATTATCAAATCAGCCAGCTGGGCAGCAAGTGCTGAATTTGAGTCATTTTTGCGCTGTGAATCAGCCAACTTGGCGATGCTTGATTTTGGTTTTTGTGTTGTCACTTTTTTTCTCCATTGTTGTTCTGGTTTAAACAGCATGCTGCTGACTGGGATGTAAAGCACTTTCTTTTTTCCCCGATGAACTCTCGACGCACCTTTATTCCATCGTCGTTCAGTGCCCGACAAATATCCATAGTTGATGCGCTACTAGCCATCGCGCTACGCATTGCTTCTTTGGTGTCATCATCCATTCCATGGTAGATTTTTCCAAACTTACAAAATGAGCCGGCCAGTGAGCCGTCTGCAATTGATTTGAGTGTGTCTTTGAGTGACATATTTACCTGCTAATCTCCTAATTGTAGGTCTTATGAGTTAGTTCTATACTCGCTCACCAAGGCCGCAAGTGCGGTATCAGTGGCCACACAGAGATACTACACCATTGTGATTTTAGTGTAGACACACTTAGGTAGATTTTATGAAAAATGACAACCGGGCAGAGGAGGTCAAAAAGGCCATTCATGACGCCCTGGGTAGTGGTAATAAGAATGAAACACTTGAGGCTGTGCTGCAGGCCCTAGATAAACAAAAAGTATTTAGATACCACAACGACGATGTGATTAGTCTCCTGTCGACTGCAGGGAGAGTGTTGGTGGTTCTTATTGACGACCCGAATCTAACCCAACGAGCAATTTCGGTTTACCTAAACCTAAGCGAAACGATGATTGACAAAACAGTTAAAACCCTTATTGCATCAGGGTTTATTACAAAGACAAAAGTCAACCGACAAAATGTCTACAAAGTCAACCAAGAAGAGGTCCTAAAACACCCTGATATACGCAAGTTTTACGATGCCATATCAGCGATTAACAGGCCGAAGAAAAAGGAAACCACCACACCGCAGCAAAAGGAAGATGAACCGTTCTAAGGTTTTTTTGTTGCAATCAACCAAGCAGAGAATAATTCGTCTGTTTTTGGCATAAACCACACCTGTGCCAGGTCAAGGTTTTTGGGGTCTCCAAGCATCGTCCAGCATATTTGTATGCGTTCGGCGGCAGGACATACCCCAGCATTGCACTCCATGCCAAAGCGTTGAATGTAATACTCAACAACACAGTCATGCTCATCGGATAGGCATTTTCTATCTGGGTCCTCTGGGCATGAGATACTCAATACTTCGAGTTCTGACTTGTTTATGCGCAGCGTTATTGAGTGACCATCATCATGCCAGAGCATGTCGGAGTTGTCGTTTTTTGCCATTTAGATAAATCTGAAAAAACTCGCCCATCCCAAACGCAGGTGTGTATATAAAGAAATTACCATTATTTTGTGCCTAGTAGTGGATGCTTTAAAAGTGGGTATTTTCCAGAGTCCATCTCATCTGGTATGCTCTGCGTCTAGCGTTCGCCTCAAGCCTTCTGGAGCGTTCTGGCTCGGGGAGCTTCATATATGCCTCGACGCGCTTGCGGTTCTTACGCTCGCGCTCGTAAGCCTTACGCGCAGGGCTATACCTTTTGCGGCTTTGTTCTCTCCTGTATTCCCTAGCTCGTTCTGGGTCCTTGAAAGGCATGCCTGAACTTTATCGCTAAAAGCTACTCTTCGCTATCTGGTATCCCATTGCCGTTTTTGTCTTCGGCGTTTCTGCCTGTTGAAATCATCAAACCAGCAAGGGTTCCAGTGATGAATGTCGCTACCGATGATAGGACACCAAAGAACATTTTGTCATTTTCTGCCTGCGCCCCAATTGGCTGGGTCACAAATACGAGTGCCCAGAGAACGCCAATGGTTGTAATCATCAACACAAAACCAAGCATGCATCCAATAACAAACTTCAATCGGGCATCCAGCTCTGCTGGTGTCAAGCGCTTTTTCATGGGGCGACCAACTCTCCTGTCGTGGTTTCTGTTACTTCGTTCGGGTCCCACCCAAGAAGCGTCTCTGTGCACGCGCCATCTACCTTGCATGCTGGCGGCTCACATTCTGTCTTGCCCCAATTTGCAGGGTCTTGACACGCATAGCGATACTTTCCGTCATAACCACAAGAAGCAAGAGCAAGTATGGAAATGATGACAAGGCTAAACCGCTTCATTCTGCTTCGCTTTGGCTGGAGCTTTTTTGTCAACTTTATTAAAAACATCGTTGATTTCCGAACTTGAAAGTTTTCCGTCTTCCAAAAATGCCCTAGACAAACCTTCTATGACTATTGCAACCCCTGCAATTCCAGCCATGAAGACAGCCTTGAGTACTGGAACCCCAGCGATAGTTCCTGCACCGATAACACCAAGACCAGATGCGGCGAAAGTAGCAAGAATTCTAAGTAAGACATTTACGAATAAATCCTTTTTCATTATTGAACATCTTCGCTGCGCTTGAGGGAGACAACACACCCAACACCACAATAAAGTACTGATTTGTATTCACGGACCATTCCTTTTCCACGTGAGCCACCGCACGAAGGGCAGGTGTGTTTTACGCCCTTGTAGCCTATGTACATCACGTTGATACCAGTGTCAACTTTAGGTATTGGCGCGACGGAGTTGGAGATGTTTCGCTTTGCTGGTTTGTTTGCCATTACATGTCTCCCTTTGCGTGGTCATTGATATGACGGTCTAGTTTTCCTTCAACCCTGTCTAGGGAAGTATTGTTTCTGTCGATTGATTTACCAAGGCCTTTGCTCATTTGGTTAATCATGTTGACTACCGTTGCATGGTCTGCTTTATTCTGTGCCCATTCAGCCCTGGCTTCTTCGCCGCGCCTTTTTCCAGCCTTATAAACAAACTGGAGATATGCAACAGCAACAAGACTGCTTGCCGTAATCACCGAAACAATTATGTTTTGCCAGTCGGTCATGTCTGTCGCTGGGGTTATGAGTGTTTCGGCGCCGAACATCAGCTGAGTCCGAGAATTTGTTTAACTTTTGGACCCACAACAGAATCTGCAGGAAGCTTGTTGGCAACCTTGAATGCTTTTATCGCAGCATCGGTTGCGGCATCCTTCTGACCGTTGATTTCGCCCTTGTAGAAACCCTTTGCCTTCAGGGCTCCCTGTAGGGCTTTGTGGTCGTTGATGGGTGGGGCTGTGTTCAGATTGACCACTGGGGCAGCGCCACCAGTAAACGCGACTACGGCCGGTGTTGGCTTGTCACCAGTTACGAGGCGTATATGCCATGGCTCACTTGGAACAACTTCCCAACTGAAGCCAAAATCTTTGACATTTGCAACAAGCCAATTCAGTCGCTTTGGCTCTGATGCGCTAGCAATATCAATGGCCAAACCGAGATTATGATTCGACTTACCCGGTGTCGCCAGCATGGCCATACCCTTTTTTAGATACCAGGTTTTTCCTTCGAACGTTTTAGTGCTTGTTCCTGCAACTGGTTCCAGAACGTAGCGCTGCTTGAAGCCCGCCAGTTGGCTCTCGTATGTGCGATATAAATCGCCGGAACTCGTGGGTTTAAGCTCGACTCCGTCTGCTTTGGCTTTCGCAACCATTGCGTTCCACGCGTCTGCGGCTCGGTGATGGAGTTTTCCCCCAGATGAGATTGCTCTGAGCAATGATTCGGGCAGTTTTCCAGGTTCAACCCCTTTCAAGTCGGCAGGCATAGCCATTGGAACGATGTAGTCCCATGCAAGTTTGTTCATGTTGAGAAATCTCCACAGTTAGTGGCGCATTCTTTCAGCGCTCATTTATTTTACAACATGAATACGCTAATTATTATCTACTAACTACTCTGAGTCTGGTTCTTTCATGTGGAGGTACATGGAACCAGTGAATGCAAGGATTGTTCCCCAAAGGGCAATTTGCTGCGTCAGACCAGAAAGGGTGAAGTACATGACTGTTGCGCCAGCAAGGGTGAACCCTGATGCCAAAATTCCATAAACAAACTTTCTTGTAAAGTTCTTCCAGTCCATAACTCTCACTCCATCCTCGTATTTGTAAATAGATATCCGCTTAATCCAATCTGGGCCTTCGCCTTCGATTGCTCCGCCTTCCTCTTGCTCTTCTTCCTTTCGGACCGCAACATCTTGTCTTGGCGCAGATGGGCTAGAACCTGGGGTTGGTATTGCACCAGCAGCAGCCGCTAGAGCCACAGTGCTAGTCACCAAGTTTACCGCAATAACGCTTCGTCTTTGCCCAACATTGATAGTTGAACCTAATGGCTCGTAAGTATCGAACACTCCAGCGAACACATTTATCTCTTCTTCAAAGGATTCTTTGACTTCGGTTGGCGCCTCGACAAGAGCTTCCGCAATAGCTGCACCTGATTCTACTGAAACTTCAGATACCACAATTGCGGCAAACACTGCCAATGCTTGTTCTCCGTCAATGCTTTCTAGAACCTTTGCACTCGTTGCAAGTTCTGTTGCTTGGCCTGATTCAATTCCGCCTTCTTGTTCAATTACCAACGTGACTACTTGTCCAACCTGCTCGCTCGTAATTGTGTCCGATTCCAACACATCCACGATTACTCCGATTGATTCGGCGTTTAGTTCACCATCCAAAACAGCGGTAAATGTTTCAATTAAAACCTCGGTGCTTACTTCTTCGTCAAAGACTGCACCAAGAACAGAGCCTAATAACTCTGCAGTTAGACCGTCTTCCAATACATCAACGATGAGGTCAATGGTTTCTGAATCCGAGAGGTCACTGTCAAACACATTGTCAAATACTGCTTCTGCTTCTGACGCGCTCAAGTTTGTTTCAAGCAAGTCGCCAAGCACTGTCATGGTGTCTGCAACAGAAATGTCTTCGTCAAACACTGCACCCATCACTTTTGAAATATCCTCACCACTTGCCGGACCATCAAAGATTGAACTGAGTGCAGAAACCATCGCTTCTGGGGATGTTGTTTCCGAGAATGCGGCATCAAGAACTTTGTCAAACTCCTTATCGCTAAGGTCGGCATCAATCATTGTTGTTAGTGCTTCGGTGAAAACTTCATCAGAGACATCTTCGGAGAACACGGCATCAAGAACCTTTGTGAACTCCTTATCGGTCAAGTCTGCTTCCAGGAACGAATCAACAACGGCACCAACGTCTGCATCCGGTTCTTCAAGCGAACCAAGAGTGGCGTCCACAACTGCGTCAAACTGCTTGCCTGTCAACTTGGCATCAAGAAGCCCATCAAGAACCGCGGTTATTTCTTCTGTAGATGCGTCTGGAGTGAATGTAGTGTCCAGAATATCTTCAAGGTCCCCTGTGGCTATTGGCTCACCGACCTCCGGAAGTTCTGGAATATCGATTGGTTCATCTACTGGGACGGTAGACTCAGGTGATGGGCTTGGGATTGTTACTATCACTTCTGGTGGAATTGTGGTACTTATTACAATTGGCTCTAATATTTCTGGCAGCAGCGTCTCTAGAATGGTTGTTGTTGGTATTTCTGGTAACACTATCTCCGTTGGTACTCCTGGAACTAGGGGAACATCGGGGACGCTGGAAGTCGTAGTTGCGGAAGCGCCGACCTGCATTGAGACAGTGTTGGAGTTAGCAGAATACTTTGAGAAAGTATCGTTATCTGAACGAATATGGAACGGGAATGTTTCTCCTGCTACACCAAACGAATAAATCGTTGCGTAAGAAATCTCAATAGAAGTGTTTAGTGCAGTCGCACCGCCAACATTTCCTGTTGCTATCCCGCCGCCGCCAAGACTTCCAGACCAAGTGATTGCATATCTTTCGGGCGAGTAACCGCCAGATGCAGGTGCATCCCAATCAAGAAGTATTCCCGAGCCAGTGTCCGTTGCAGTCAGATTGGACGGTGCGCCAATCGTGTCTGGGAAAGTGTTTGTGCTTTGCGCGAATACTGTTCCCGTCGTATATGGACGCGCTGTGAACTGAGCATTGGTGGTTCCATCCCACTGGTAGTAACGAACCCAGACACCCGAAGCATCCCAAGTGTTCCCAGTTACGGTTGACCAACCTTGATTCTTTCGAGCATTGTTCCACGTATCGTCAAGATAAATCGCCACACCATTTGAGTTGAATGTGTTCCCAGTGATTAAGCGGTTGTTTGTTCCGTAGTTTTTTCCAACCTCCATCCCTGAGTTGTGGTAAATACCAATACCGTTGGAAGTGAGTGTAGAGTTCAGTACCTGTGAACGATTCAAACCAGTTATGCTCGCACCGTAACTATTCGTTGCAAACTGCGAGTTAGTCACCTTGGTGAAGCGGTAGTTTTTGATTCCGTAGGTGTTGTTTGTGAATATGCAGTTGTCAACATAGGTTTTATTGTTGAATAAATAATCATGCGTATCTGCCCAATTCGATGCATCGCTTGGAAGTTGTGGGGTGTCGCCGTAGTCGCCAGCAATGCCAGTGTTGAGGTAGTCAAACGTGCAGTTTGTGTACGTTGCGGTTGACCAACTATTGTTATTGAATACAGCAGAACCACCAGCCATCGCCGTAAAGCGGATGTTCGTGGCAACTACAGTTCCTGAGCCGTTGTATATAAGACCACCGTTGGTTGCCTGACCTTGTTTGAGTGTCATGTTTGAAACAGTTAAAGACTTACCGGACGCCACATTGAAGGGACGGTAAAGATTCTGTCCGTCAATAATCGTCTGTGTTCTGCCGTTACCAGTGACCGTAAGGTTCTGTGTTATTTGAGGAAGAGCAGAACCAAGAGAGATTGTTCCGTCAACGCCAAATGTGATTGCATCGTAAATCCCGCCAGTAGTAGCATTCGCTTGGGTGATTGCCCAGCGGAGAGTTCCACTCGAGGTGTTGTCATCAAGACTCGTAACAACCAGTGATGTTGGTGCGACTAAGTCGGCATTAACAAAAGAAATAGTTGAGCCGTAAGCAGAACCAGAAGCATTGGTTACTTTGAGTCGGAAATAGTAAGTCGTTGTTAGGTTGAGGCTTGATACAACAGTCGACACTGTTGAAGGCGATGTCCCAGTGAAATCTCCAGATACCGGAATATCAACAACGGTTCCAGAGAAGTCTGGTGTAGTGCTGTATTGGAATGTTGCGGTAGCCGCAAACCCATTTGGGTTGAGTGTTCCACTTAGTGTTACCGGGCCATCATTAATGGCAATAGTTGGGTCTTCTGATGTAACCGTAGGCGCAGAAGCAGCGAGTGTTGTTATTTGAAATACGGAAGATTCAGTGGTGCCTTTTTCGTTCGTTGCAACAACCTTTGCGTAGTAGGTAGTGCTTGGTGTTATGTCTGGCATATCCACATCAAATGTGAGTTCATCAGAACCAGTAAATGTTCCGATGGATACTGTTGTTGGGTTAGAAAAAGTTGAACTAGTTGAGTAAACAAGGTTTGCGGTAGTTGAGAAACCCTTTGGGTTTATGGTTGAAGAAACATGAGCGGTGGTTTGGCTAATACCGCTCGCGATTGGGGCGCCAAGAACTGGAGCCTTATTACCTTCTGATGAAAGAACATAACTAACACGAAACGATGTTGTCGCACCAGCACCAAGGGTTGGAACACTAAGCGCAACGTACAGGCCGGCATCGGCAGAGAACTCACCAATGTCACCTCTGTAGGTTCCAGTTGTTGCCGAAGTATCTCCAGCAGTCCAAATCTCCGATGGGTCAGGAGAAGAGAATCCACCAGTCTGTCGAGCAACACGGGCGCGAGCATCAAAGGACTGGAGTGCAATAAAGGCACCGTTACCCCAACGCGCTGTTGCTTGGGCTTCTGTTCCCTGACCCGTCACGGCATTGCATGACTGAAACATATTTGTATCTTCTGCAACACCATTGCATAAAGGAACTGTTCCTGTTCCGGTGTAGTCGTCTGGGTCAAACCCACGACCAAAGTAGATGTTGTCAATAGCAGCACCGCTTGTATTGCTAATAGTCACGTCGGTATGCAGTGCCTGTCCATCCGTTGGGACGCAATACCTTTGACTTATAGAAACGCCGTTGTATGCAGTAGCGCTATTCCAAGACACACATTGTGAGGAGCCAGAAGTTTGAAGGTTGGACACGGCACCAGAAATGCCAGTCGTACCATTATCGTTCTTTGCAAGATTTGAGCCAACCTTCATTTGCCAGCCCTCAAACGGAGAGCCAGGACAGAAGAAGTCGCCATCGTCTGTAGTCGCTGGGTTGTCCCAACCATCAAAAGCGCGGTCTACGCGGAAGCCAAGACAGGTTCCAGAGTTCTGGTGAAATCCAGAAGGAACGCTTGTTGAGCCAAAGGCACCGTTTGGTCTTACGCCAACCTCGGCAAACTGGCCTTGGAGAAAGGCTTGAGAGTCACTTATTTGGCTAAGTGTGGAGAAAGTGGCTTGGACAGGGGATGAAAAGCCAAAAATTGATACCAGCAAAAGGAACACTGAAGGGACAGCCATGATGGCCGCAGGTTTATTGATGCGACGGCGCCGTACGAACATGAGGCCTCCTTAAAAAAGACCTCTAATTCTACCACCCAAAAATTACCTGACCATCGAATTTTCCAATGACCGATAATCGTCTAAAAGAAATTTAAATATCCCTATCTGCTATTTTTCTTTTTTCTACTGGCTCAAGTCTTCCGTGATGCTTTGCTTCTCCATCTTTCCTCACCCATGTCATACCGTAAGTGGAATCAAGATTCTCAATCCCCTCTCTACGGAGAAGCCTTTCGGCCATTGACTGGAATGTTGGGTCGTCGCTTAGGTTTAGGTATGCGTTGTGAGACCAAGGGAGGTCATAGAAGGCAGGTGCATTAACCAGAAGTGCTCCCGCAGTGGTCCAGTGTTCTTCTATCCTTGGATTTTCATTGACAATTGGGCCAGATAGACAATATGCGGGCACATCCATCCCAACTAGGGGTCTGTTCACTTCAAGCATTTTTTCAATAGCGATAGAGTCGAGAGACATATCTGAGTCTATGTATAGGACTGCTGAGTAATTCGCGACTCCATAGTTCAATTCTGTGCAATCTTCACCCCAGTGATGACCGCTGGTTATTCTGTTTCTTTGAGCAAATTCTCTAATTAGGTTTCTTCCAGTTTCTATTCGAATCCATCTATTTCCGGATTCAACCTTCTTCTGCATATCGTTTATCGAATAAGTCCAGTAGTCTCCATTCACCTCCTTAAGCGCTGCTATCACTTCAGAGAATGGTTCTATTCCTCTATTATCAAGCTCGAATGAGGCAAACCATTTAACGTTTGGAAACTTTCTGCAAATTTCGGCCTTATCGGCAAGCCAGTTCATGTGTTCTTTGGCGTCACACTTCCAGGCAACTAGTGGAGTTCCTATGACGAAATGCTTATCATAATCAATTGGTTTCAGTACGGGTGATTCGGATAGTTTGTATTTGGGTTTGTTTAACTCTGCAACAAAATCCGAACAAACACCTGAGTACTGAATCTTCCAATCATGGTCCATCTCCCACCAGGATAATTCTGGAAGCACCTTAATGCACTTCTCCGAACTCCTCTTCTTTCCAGGAAATGCCCAGATGTAACCCCTACTGGTAATCGTGTAGTCGTCCGTATTGTGGAAAAAACAATGCAAATTATGCCTCATGGCAAAAGCTAATGATTCTGAATTTTTACAATGAATCCATATTTGGTCAGTTCTATCAATTAGCCATTCATGAGGAACTAGATATTGTGGACCGTCATGACCTAGAAAGGCACCTGATTCATTAACCCACAAATCAACCTCAACATCAAATCCGCGCGCAATTGCTTCCTCTATATATGTTGGGTGATTTTCGAGTTCCGGCTTTGGACCGTTTAGATTTCCCCTGTGGGATATGTAAATCATTTTTGCACCTGAACCCATATCCAGTTTTTGTGATTATCACCAGGGCCGGTATCGCAAATATCTGACCGATAGTTTGTAAATCCTATTTTATCCACAAGGTCTCCCTTTAGGTCTTGCTCATCAGTAATGCTCACGTCCGAGTGACCATTTGTACTTCCAGCATCATAGTTGTTGTCGTAGTACCCAGCAGTTGGGATTTCGCCTTTGCCACCGTATCCCATCTGAAAACACAACTTGCCGCCTGGCTTTAGGACCCTATAGATATCGGTCAAGATATCGAATCTAATTTTATGCACACAAATATGCTGAAAGCAGATTACGGCGAAAACAACATCATAAACATCATCCTCAATAGCGGATAGGTTGTCACCACTGGTCACATACAGGTTTGGTTCGGCAATGTTGTTTGCCTTAACATTTATGCATGCTTTTTCAATATTCACATGAGAAATATCTATCCCATCAACCCGAGCAAATCTATCTGCAAACTTGACCAAGTTTCTTCCAGGTCCGCATCCATATTCAAGTGCTACAAGACCATTTGTATTAAAGTCCTTGAATAAAAAATTGTCATAGTCTGACCAGTTGTTGTGTGCGTCGTACGAGCCGACAACTGGGTCCTTAAAATCAAGCGACCATTTTGATGCATATTCGTCATAATACGAATTCTGCATTCCTAGGTAATCGTCTTTTTCCTTGCTCATTTGTTGTTCTCCATGTTGTAAATAACTGCCGTCATTGATAGTGGCGCATCTCGGCTACCTCGATGGAAGACCTCAACAACATCAGCATTTTTTTGAATATATTCTGCTTCATCAGGTAGTGAATATTTTGAAGCCCATCCATTTTTGTCTATATTTTCCAACAGATTTACAGTTGCTTCCTCGTCTTGGTTTTTGTAACCAAGCCACCACGCATGAAGGTCTTCTATTATGTAAATCTTTGAATACTTGAATAAAAAAGAAAAAGACGTTTCTATCAATTCGGGAGTATGTCCACCGTCGTCGACTATCACATCATATATTTGCCCATTTATTGCGGATTCAATTTGTTCCCTATTGCCTTGGTCAACTTTTAGTACTAAGCATCCTTCTATTTGAGGTATTTCGTCTATGTCCCACCCGTGGACCGATGAATCTTCTGGAAGCCATTCCCTCCAAGCCCTAAGAGAATAACCCCCTTGCACTCCAATCTCGAGCAGACGTTTAACAGATTCTCTTTTGATATGTCGTTCATAGACGTCCATGTATAAGTGTTGTGATTTGTCTGTCCCATGCTTCAGCCCCAAACTATGCAACAACCCCTCGCTCATTTGTTGTTCTCCAGGTAGTAGTTCAGGTTTCCTCTATGTGATATGTAAATCATAAATTCCTCGAGAAGTGAATGTCTGCTTCTTTACCAACATTATCAGGAATGACATTACACGAGAATTTGTTTGACTGAAGCCAAGAAACAATATCTTCAACCCTATTTTCATCGGTTTTATAAAGGTCAACCGTATAGGCACCTTCACATTTTCCTTTTAAAACAATATCTATCTTGTCCCCAAGACTCTTGAGAACCTTAAAATCATTTCCCTGCGCATCCACCCATAGGTAATCAATTTTCTCAATTCCATTTTCCAGTATGAAAGTATCAAGTCTTATGGTTTGTACTTCGACAGTATGCGTCACCTGGAAATCTGGTCTATCTTCCCACTTTTCGTGAATTTCATCAGCGAATTCATAAAGGGATGAACATCCCCAATCTCCGCGTCCAGCAATATTGAATACTTTTGTTGTCTCCTCCATGTCGACAGCCTTGCCAATGAGGTGGAAATTGTTGTTGTCTTTGAACCTATTTAGTAAGTGCTCTATTAGCTCCGGGGTTGGTTCAAATGCCCAGACTTCATTGTTTTTATTGTTAACAAAATTTGCTGTGTCATTTCCGTAGTTGGCACCAACTTCAACAATTACCGATTTCATTTGTTGTTCTCTAGGTAGTAGTTCAGGTCTTCCGGCGTTCCAATTCCCCACATTTTAGGGACTTCTTTAATTCGAATCTTTTTTCCATCCCCAATAGCTTCATTGAATACTGGACAAACATAAAACTCGTTGTTGGTTCGGATGTCTTTTTGAATCATTTGATTCGCATACTTAACATAATCAGAGCCATGCTTCCAGTAATAAATCCCAACAGTTGCATTATCTGAAATTGGGTTCTTTTCTGCAACCTCATCCACAAGGCCATCATCACCAAGTTTTGCGTAAGACCACTTTGGATGAGTTGCCTTAAATGTAAGTATTCCACCGTCGATACCCTCAGCCCCAAATGCGTAAAGACACTCGTTGCTATTCCAATCGACTATCTGGTCAGAGTTGGCCATTAGTAATGGTTCTTCGTTGTCTATCAATCCAGATGCTAATAATGTCGTGCAAGCAGCGCCATCCGTCATCCCATCAACCAGGACAATGTCGCACCCTGGTTTGATGAGTCCTAAAACCTGTTTTAAGTTGTATTTTTCGTAGTGCTCTTTTTGTACAAGGAAAATAAAGTGCGCATCTATGTTTAGGTTCTCGACAACTACCTGAATCATTGGTTTCCCATTAACTTCAATTAGAGGTTTTGGAAACGTATATCCAGCTTGCGCGAAGCGTGAGCCGGCTCCCGCCATCGGTATCAAGACATTCATTTTTTCATTCCTCCACGCAACAGGCTTTTTGCCTCTATTTTCTATTTCCTCAACAAAACGGATTAAACGTTCCTTGTTAAGGTCGGCGGCATTCTTTATTGCATGAAGGTTTGCGCCAGAGCTAAGCGCACCCTCCCTGCCGATATGGGAATCCTCAATAATTATAGTATTAGCAGGACCTGCATCAAGGGAGACCATACATTGCCAGTACATCTCTGGGTGTGGTTTGTGGTTTCTTACGTCCTCGTTGCTCATTATGTAGCTGACGTATTTAAGGACACCAATTGCATCTAGGGCGGTTATGACCGTATCTCGTATGGCGTTCGAGGCAACAGCAATGCGCCAGCCCTTTTCTTTGAGGGTCTGCATTATGTCAATTGCTACGTAATTCTTAGGGAAATCTGAGAGTATTTTTAGAGTTGCTTTTTGCTTGTCTTCCCAGATTTGCTGATGTTTCGATTCTGGAAGACCTTTTTCTTCAGTCAACATCTTCAACTTTGTTGTTGTCCCAAGACCGTCATATTTTGATAGGTGTTCCTCTTGCGAAATTACGTATTTAACATCAACCCTACTTAAGGCAATATTCAGTGAATCGTAATGAACGTCGCGTGATTCAATCAAAACACCGTCAAGGTCAAAGATGACGAGAAAGTTATTTTTCATTTGGATTTGGTCCTGCATGCCTATGCCACTTATTGTGACGAACAACGCTTTTCCCGCTGCATTTCATTACGTACTTATTGCGAACACGCATGGACCATTCGACGTCTTCTGCCTCATTCCATCCACGTGATTCGTCAAGCGGTTCTTCAAGCATTACATGCTTTTTAACAATAAAGAAGCCACCAGATATATACATGTATTGAGTTTGCGTCCAGTCGTTGTAGTCAAGCGACCATGCGCGACCGTGTCCTGGTTTGTCCCAAAGCGACCAATCCATTGGATTTCTGTCGCCATTTATTAGGTGCTGTGGGCAAGAGCAAATTTCCCAGTCTGTACCAAAGTTCTTGAACTCCTCATACCATCTCGCGTCAAACACGTGATAGTCGTGCATCAGTACAATATTTTCATACTTTGCATTTTGAACAAGAATATTTTTTTTGCGAGTAATCCATCGCGGTTTGACTGATTCGTCAAAATCAATCTTGACAATATCTCCACCATCTATTCCGGTTGAGTCGCCGCCGCCAACAAGCAAGATTTCGTACTCTGGTACTCCAAGGGTTCGGATGCTGTCGAGTATCTCGTTGAGTCTGTTCTTATCTTCG